CGTACTCAATATGGAAGTATAAAGGGGGAGGTTCATGCCACCACAAATGGAGAAGAAAAACATTTAAGTCCTTAACTAAAATAGACACTAAAAGTCCTTTAGCACCTACTGTATCAACTAACAAAGCTGACAAAGAGGGTTATAGAGTACGTAATGAGAAAGAGGTGGCAATGAAGCCAAAAGATATGCCTAATCAAGGATTTGTAAATAAGAAATAAGATGGCGGTATTATTCGTAAACGAAGATAAATTAAAGAGTTCAACGGCAATCAACTACAATGTTGATACTGCCTTTTTACTACCTTTTTTAAAAATAGCACAAGACAAGCACCTACAAATTATTCTAGGTACTAGGCTATATGATAAATTACAGAATGACATTGCTGGCGTGGATGGTGCTTCTTTAATTGGGGTTTACAAGATTTTAGTTGATGACTATGTACAAGATGCAATAATTCACTACGCTCTAGTAGAGGCTTTGCCTTTTATATCGTTCCAGATTAAGAACGGAAGCATTACGCAAAAGAATAGCGAGAACGGAACGGCAGCAACTCGTCAAGATGTAGATTACTTAGTACAAAAAGAGAGAGATTCAGCAGAGTTTTACGGGCAGAGAATCGTAGAGTATTTATGTAACGATAGCAGTTCATTCCCAGAGTATAGCCAAAATACTGGTGCTGATTTGAACCCAATATCAAACGCGTATTATACTGGTATTAAATTATGAGATATAAGCCGAAGCAAAATAATATAAAGAAGCTAAAGGTATTTTTAAAGAAATTAAAAGATGAGAAGCGAGTTATTAGAAGTTAATAGTATAAATATCGCAGCTTTGGGGATTACCTTTACTGATTTGGATGCAGTCTTAACTACGTTGGTTTTGATTACTGCGTTGATATTCAATTTGCAAAAGATAATTAAGAAATGAAATACTTTTCAGAGAGCGAATTTAAGTGCAACGGAGTAGATTGTTACGACTTAATGAATCCAGAACTTATAAAGCGTTTGGATTTAGCACGTGGCATAGCTGATGTACCTTTTTTTATAACCTCTTCGTACAGAGATAAGGAAACAAACATGAAAGTAGGAGGCTCTAAAAAGTCAGCTCATTTGAGAGGAAATGCAGTAGACTTGCATTGTGAAAATTCATACCATAGATTTAAAATAGTACAAGCGTTATTAGATGCTGGTTTCACCAGGATAGGTATTGCCAGTAATTTTATACACGCTGATGTAGACGAAGAACTTACGGATTGTGTAATTTGGACTTATTAATATGACTGGTTGGGATTTGAGCATAGGTACATATACTGGAATACTTGTCGGTATATGGACATCTAAATACGAAGCTGGGTATCAGCATTGTTTATATTTACCTTTTTTTTTCATTGAAATAAATACATATTATGATTGAGATTTTAAAATCAAACTGGGCTGAGTTGCTGATCGGAGCAATGGCATTTTTTAAAGTTATTGCAAACGTAACTCCTACGGAAAAGGACAACAAAATGTTTGGATATTTGGACGATTTAGTAAGCTATTTTATTAAAGATAAAAAGACAAAGTAATGCCAATATCATCGGTACTAGCCAAAGGACTTTTCGCTATCATACCAGATATGCTTAAAGACAATAAGGGGAAATGGAGCAGTAAAAGGACTGTATCTGGTGTGCTAGCTATTGCTTGCGTTACGCAAATAGATGCTAACGGCTTAGATATTAACACCTTATTGTTAGCATTAATTTCCATACTACCTTTATGCTTCTCAGTATTCGAAAAAAAATAACTATATTGAAGCCGTAACCAAATCAATAATTATGGCTAACAATCGAATACGCTTAAAGGCTCACGAATTTGAGTTAATTAAGCAACACCGAGCAAAAACCTTAGACAACATTAACGACAATACTGCCCTAGATTTACATCTAAAGGATAGAGGTATTGATAAGAAAGACGTTGTATCTGTCAAACATTGGCAGAATATGAACGGTGAGTTGCGTTTTTCTGTCGTTACAAAAGAGGGGCAAGGATTTAGTGAGAACGACCTACTCAAAAGAGTGGGTAAATTCATATCCGAACACGCACCTATATACCCAAAGATTGACCACGTTGCTGGTAGACACCTATTAGTTATCAATCCAGCAGACATACATATTGGTAAATACGCTAACTCCGAAGAAACTGGCGAGGACTACAATATCCCTATTGCAGTTTCACGAGTTTTAAAGGGTATTGAGGGCATCATCGCAAAATCTAAAGGGTTTACTATTGATAGGGTTTTATTCTGTATAGGAAACGATGTTTTGCATATTGATAATGTATATAACACAACAACAAAAGGAACGCCACAAGACTGCGATGGCAAATGGTGGGAACATTACGAGGTAGCTTTGCAGTTATATGTCAAATGTGTGGAGATGCTTCGGCAGATTGCACCAGTTGATTGCGTACATTCAATGAGCAACCATGACTATCAATCTGGATTCCATTTGGCTCATGCTTTAAAGAGTTGGTTTAGGAAAGCTGACGATGTAAGTGTAGATGCAACGGTTAATCATCGTAAGTATTATAGATACGGCAAGAACTTGATCGGTCTTGAGCATGGTGATGGTGCTAAGATGGATAACCTACCCTTGTTAATGGCACAAGAGAAGCCACAAGAATGGGCAGATACTAAATATAGATACTGGTATTTACACCACTTACACCACAAGGTAAAGCACAAGTGGAGAGATGCCAAAGATTTTATAGGGGTTACGGTTGAATACCTAAGAAGCCCAAGTGCAGCTGATTCATGGCACAATCGCAAAGGGTTTACTGGCTCACCAAAAGCCGTTGAGGGCTTTATACACGAATATGATAATGGTCAAGTCGCAAGGCTTACACACTTTTTTTAGTATCTAATACATTGAAAACTAAGCATCTAAGAAATTAGGTGCTTTTTTTTTGCTTATTATTGTTGTTATTCTAAAAATCTTTTTTATATTTGTTGAAACAAAACAAAACAAAACAACTAAAACTGAACATTATGGAATTTTTTGACAAAACACCGAGATTATTTAGAAACGAAGTTTATGGATTTGATTACACATTCGATTGCGACATAGAAATATTTGTTTCTTTAGACGGAGAAATAGAGGATGTTTCTGGATGTGGAGAGAAAACTGCAAAAAGATTAATTGCTGAAGCTGAAAAACAAATTAATAAGATAAAATAAACTAACGGAGGGGGCAACCCCTCCTTAATAAACTAACTATGACACAGACACAAACACCCACCTTTCAAATTGTAGGTAGTTACAATGGAGGTAATTACGAAGACATTGAAATAGTCTACGGAGAAAAAAATAAAGAGTATTTAGTAAGCGAATACCGAATTGCTTATGGTACTAACTGGCACATTGTTGCTTATAGAATAGACGAATAATGGGAAAGCTAAAAGAATTATTACTAGGTACTAGAGAGCAACAAATTGACAGAGAGCAAATGTTGGAGATGCAATACAATGCTCATTACGATGAATGTGCTAACTACGTAGAAGAATGGAAACAAGGTACTCGTTCACCTTTAAACGCAACGATAAGCGAATTTAACTACCTAAACAAACCGACCAATGGAAGCAAGTAAACTAAACGAATTGTATGTTAAGAATGGCTTAACTAAAGACGATGTATTTAAGCATAAGTTTTATACGATTATCTCACGTGCTGGGATTGATAAAATACAAGCCAACAACAATATCGTAATTGACTACGAATTATCTCACAACTCACCAGATAACAAATGTATTATTATAAAAGCAACGGCTCAATGTGGGGATAAGGTAATTCAGACTTATGGAGAATCAAGCCCAGCAAATACATCAAACGCTTATCCAGTTGCAATGGCAGAAAAACGTGCAATGAGTAGAGCAGTATTAAAGCTGACCGGATTCTATGAGTTAGGTCATTTCGGAGAAGATGAAGCTGATGATTTTAAACGAAAATAATATGAACGAGAAAGGGAGAGGGTGGCAACCCAAAACAAAGCTGCAAGACGTATTGCTTGAAACGTACAAAACAAAAAGTACAATTAGTAATAAGCTACAAATATCGCAACCTACATTAATGCGTTTGTTGGCAGAT